ATGGAAAGTATAATGGACGACATTTTAAATGCGTCAGATAAGGAGAAATAACTATGGAATATACAGTAGGTCAAACACTTGACCAACTTCCAGAAACTATATCAATTGATAGAAGACATAATATCTTTGTAGATGATTATAAAAATCTATTAGATGCTACACCAAATAAATGGGTAGCTATGGATGTTATTGATATTTCTGGTTTAGATAATAAATCAACAGATTACATAAAAACTGTTGGTAAATATTATCATAGAGCAAAAGCCTGGAATAAAAAATATCCTGATTATGAATTTAAAAATGTAAGAACTGAATCTCAGTTTATTATGTTTGGAAAGAGAGTAATTGATGGAATTTAAAGTAGGTCAAACATTAGATGTATTACCTGAAGCATATACCCTAAGAGGTCGTGGTACACATCAAGCCAACAGGGCTGTGTTTATAACTCAAAATTATGCAGAAAAACTTACTGCACAACCAGGTAAGTGGGTTGTATTAGATATTATGGAAGATAGAAAAAAATCTAAATTTCATACTAGAGAAAATAATTACAACAAAAAGTATAATTCTAAAGGATTTGAATTTAGAAGAATACTTACAGAAACTAACCAAATATTTTTGGGTAAGTATAATCCAACATTACTAACATGAGTCAAGATATACAGTTTATAGCTACACAAGTAGCCAACATGACTGAACATATCAAAGACCCTGAAATGCGTAAGAAAGTCATTGGCAAAGCTAATGATTATGCAAAACTTAGAAAATTTCCAGAAAATAAAGAAGTCTGGAGTGATGTAGAACTAGGCAAGTATCTTGATATGCTAGAGAAACTTGCTGGTACTACTGAAGCTGTAATACCAGGTGACTTTGACCAAATGTCAATTGATGAAAAGATTGACGTGTTAGAAGAAACCAATATTGCAACTAAAATTTCTAAAGATACTAAAAATGGTCTTGAAGAAGCCAGTAATTTAGTAAAAGGAATAGTAAATAAAATGGAAGAAACCAAAAAATATCGTGACGATTTAGCATGTCCATACTGTAAAGCAATGGTATATGATAATCGTAACAGCAAAAAATCAGACAAATCACCTGACTTTGTTTGTTCTACAAATGACCCTGCAGTATGTGGTGGACATACAGGCAAATGGCGTAAGTCATGGTGGATGGATAATTCTGATTTACCTGAGGAATGGGGTATCTAATGATACCTGAATACTTCAGGAATGTACGTGTACCAGCTTATATTAAATCTAAAACACAGTTAGTAGCATGGGCATTAACTGAATTTATAGATAGTGACCCAATAAGTAATTGGGAATTTGTAGCTGAGTTACACTGCCATAGGTTTGGTGGGATAATACATAATCTTAGAGCAGAAGGTTATGAAATTACTACTTTACCTAGTAAGAAAAGAGGCCTTGTGCATTACTATTGCACTAAGCTGCCAACGAAAACTGCTAGCATTAGCTAATGTTAGAAATAATTATTGGATGTATGTTCCCTTTGTTACTTACAACTGATAATGTATCTGAAGTCAAAGAGTGCGTTCAAGTTGCTGACAATTTAAATCATGTAATAGAATACGCACCTTTGATTTCGGATTACTTTGCCGAAGCTGACATACTGCAAGCATTAGGTGTAGTCTATTGCGAAAGCAGTGGTAGAACAGATGTATGGGGATACAATACTAATGGAACTGCAGATGTCGGCCTCTGGCAATTTAATGATGATACTTGGGCATGGTTAAAACCTAAACTTAATATAATAGAAGATAGGACTAACGCACGCACCGCTACTTCTGTAGCTGCGTGGTTAGTATACAATGATGGATGGCATCATTGGAATAGCAGTAAGCAATGTTGGAAAGGAACTAGTAATGAACGATTATACATTCAGTTATCTGGTTAATAAAGCATTACAAAATCAAAAACAAGAGTTAAATATATTTAATTATCTTTGTGAAGATTGTAATACAGCATTTGTTACAGATATACCATGGAATAAAAAATGTGAAAATTGTCATGATAATTATTTTAAGGATTTTGACAATGAGTAATTCAAATAAAAAAATAGATATTAATAAGATAAATATTTTTTCTAGCCCAAAGTTTATGAAAGTATGGGCGCAACAATTTAGCAAAGCATGTGGTAGTGAAACGTTTAACGTTGCACCTAACATGATTGCATTAAGAATGTTAATGGATAAATTTGTAAAAGATTACAACTTTTATCTATCACAATTAGAGGAGGAATAATGTCACATCCAGTACCTGGCATGGAATATTTTTGTCAAGATTGTTTAGTTGACTTAGAGGAAGGACATACTTGTGAATAATTTCACTAACTATAGTAAACAAAATACAGATATTGAATACGATTTTAATTACAAAAGTAGATTAAAATTTCGTGAACAAACAAAAGATATGGAAGATAAAGCTGACCAATTAGCTACTTTTGGTGGTAAAAGATTCTTAGGACTTAATAAAAATGGTAATGAAGTTTGGGTAAGTTATAACATCAACAGGGCTGACTTATCCATAGACATTAAAACTACACATGATTTAGATAGTATTGTTGAATATGCACCTAAACGTGTAACTGTTGGCGCAAATCAAGATGCACCAGGAGATTTAATGACTGCTAGACAAACTGATACAGGAGCTGTAACTAAAAATACTATCAACTATTTAAGTAAGTTAATACATATGGTAGAAGGTAATGTAGGTAAAGTTGATGGTAAATGTAGTACACAATTGTTTATGTATGTATCTAATTTAATCTACGAAGGTGAATGGGAACCTACAAGTAGTACAAATAAAGTTAGATGGCAAGACATATTAAAGTCTTGGGAGTTTCCATCAGGACGTTATTTTACTGTTTATGGATAAAGAGTACGACAATCTACCAGAAATGCGTGAAGTAGCCCTTAAACGAGCTAATAATAGCTGTGAGTGGGCATATTGTACTGATAATAAATGGTTAGAGCTTGCACACATACATGGAATAGGTATGGGTGGTAGTAAAAAACGTAAATACGACATTAATAATGTAGCCATATTATGTAAACATCATCATGATATTTATGATGGAAGACAACGTGTCGGAGTTAGTGTAGCTTATAGAGAGCTACTAATGGGTTTTTTAAAAAGAGAGCGTAAACTAGATACTAAGTAGCGCTACTTGTTACTAAGTTTACGTTGCAAAGATACTTGTTTTAAACCTGCTTTTATAGCTTTATCTTGTTCTATTAAACCTAATCCAATTAAATTATCAGCAAGTGAATAAGCACCTTGTTTACTAGCTTCAGCAGCACGTTTAAAGTATTGAGTAGATTTTTTTTCAGCTTTTTTTTGAAAAGCTCTTTGTTGTTTTAATCTACCTTTAGCTTCAAATGTACCCATACCTTTAGCAAAACTTAAATGTTCTTCTGGTAATTTTTTGTTAGGAGGAAACTGCATTATCTATTTAATTTTGTATTTTGATTAGCACGATTTCTGTCTTCCCATGTTTTTATATCTGGTTTAACAAATGATATTCCTTGTTTAGGAAGTGCTTGTCTAGCTTCCATAACACGTTGTTTGTATCGTTTTAATAAACTTCCATAAAATGGACTTTTTTTATTAAGTGTTTCATAACTAGTAGCGTATGCTTGTGCATCAGAACTATCTAATTTTTTATAAACACCCATATTAAATTTATTAACTTCAGGTGTAATACGTTTAGCTCTAGGCATTATTTACTAATCTGTTTCTTAGCGTATGTTTTAATAACAGCTAAAGCTGCACCACCACCAGCTAACGCAGCTAATTGTAATGTTTCAGCTTCTACACCTACTAAAGGCGCAACTGTTAACGCACCAATAAACGCTTCGACAAATGTCCAAGCAGTACGTTCTAACATATCTTTTAGGTCTTCACTCATTTTATAACTCCATGCTTCGTTCCAAGGGGTCCACGCAACGTCCTTCTTAAACGTCCCATCAGAGTTTCTTTTTCTATTAAATTTTTCAAACATTAAGCCTCTGGTTTTTTATTATACTGTGAACCAGGCAACATACCTAGTATTTCTTCTACAGTTTTTTTTGGAAGTACTCCAAATCCAAAGGCTTTACCTTTGAAAGTTCTTGATAATCCTTTTATTAAAGGACCAACTGTAAATATTGATGGTTTAACATCAGGTATTTTACCTGCATCACCAAATCCTGCAGCTTGACCACCTTTAGATGTAGGTGGTTTAACTTCAAATGGTCTACCATAATCTACATCTAATCCTGTAGTAGGTTCTGCAGGTTTAATTTGTGAACGATAAAGTTCACGTTTTTGACTAGCAGTCATAGTATCTTCATATTTAGGTTTAGTACCCATAACAGACTCTAATGTTGTTTGACTAGTTGTACCTGTTTCATAATCAAACTCTAATTTGTATTGAGATATTTGTTCTTGTGCAATTTTAGCAGCATAATCTGCGCCCTGTTCTGCTTGTGCTTTCATAATATCTACGTCAGATTTTAATCCTCTTTCTTTTAAATATTCAAATGCTGGTGTTTTACCTTTAATAGGTTTACCTTCAGGTGTTGTACCTATACGTAATTCAGGAACATTAGTTTGTTTTGGACTTCTATATTTAATTCCTCCAGAACTTACTTTTGGTTCAGTTGTAACAGTTATTTCTGAAACAGCTGTTTTACGTAAAGATTTAGCTTTAGCTTCTGCTTGTGGACTAGGTGCAGGTTCTGTTCCAATAATAGTTGCACTACCTTTTATGTTAGGGTCAACTTTAATTGTACCTGTTTGTCCACTAGATAATTTTACATCTGGTTCAACTTTTGTAACACCTTCATTTTTGTAACCTTTAGTACCTTTTAATGGTTTT